CATGTTTTCTTTTATTTGATTTTAACCAAAGAATTCCAAAACGCTTTGGAGTTTTACCATAACATTCTTCATAACATTTACCATAAACTGCTGTTTGTAAATCATAAGTAGTTTGTAAATTGTTAGATGTTTTAAAATCTATGATCCAAAGTTCACCATCAATCTCACAAACCATATCACAAGTACCTGCTACTTTAAGTTCATCTGAAAATAGGTGTACTTCGGTTTCTATTAAAGTTGGTTTATATTCTTCCCACCATTCAACAAAACGTAAGAACATTTGCCAAACATCAGGATGATATGAAGGACGTCCATATGAATTTAAAAAGTTTAATTCTTCTCCATTAAGATAAGCTTCAATCATTTCATGGACTTGAGTACCTTCTTCTCCTGCTTTTTTTACAATGTAATCAGAAGAATAACCTACTTTTTTAAGCCAATCTTCAAAAAATTTCCCTTTAGGGTAGTAAGATAAAACATAAGTTACTGAAGGGTAATATTCACCATTACGTCTGTAATAGCGTGAATCTGGCATTGTAATTTGCTTGGCATCCTCAGAAATTTCTAGAATTCTATCATAGGATTTTTTAATATTTCTTTTACTCATATAAGTTCGAGTTTCTTTTCCATCAAATCATATTGAGTGAGAGGAAAAGTATTTTGTATTAAGTTGGTGAATTGTTTAAAACCCATCTCACTTGGATCTTTATCTTTAAGTTCTATTAAATATACTTCTTTACCTTCATTCATAAACCTTTCAACAAATTTTATAGCTTGTTTTTTAGCATCAGAATCTAAAGCGATGTATATTTTTTTTACTTTTGAAGTAACAATTTTTTTCATTAAATTTTGTTGAATATTCTTGCCTAATAACGGAATAGCATTTCTTTTAATGGCTATGGCATCAAATGGTCCTTCGCAAAGAATTAACGGTAATTCCCAATTAATAAATAATTCAAATGGTATTATATCACGTGATGTTTCTGGGTTACGATATTTTATAAATGGTTCTTTTTCAAATGAACGACCTGTAAAATAATTTAATTGTCCTTCCTCATCATATGAAGGGATAATAATCATTTTAGAATACCTTCCAGAATCACAATACCCCATCCCATATTTTAAAATATCTTCTTCTGTAATACCTCTATTTTTTAAATATGATAAAGCATGTCTAGCTAAAATATCTCTATTATTTAATATTTCTTTAAATTCAGAAGGTAATTTAACTTGAGTTTTCGGAATTAAATTTTCTTTAATTTCAGTTTCAGACCCTACTATTTTTTTTAATTCTTCAAATTTTTCAGGAGATGCTCCTACCTTTTTAAATAAAGAAGATATTCTAGAACCTCTTTTATCACAAACCCAACAGTGAAAAGGATTATACCCTTTTTTATTTTGAGAAAAATTAATCTCTAATTTAGGTTTATGGTGGTTGCAATAAGGACAATGATAGGCTACATTACCTCTTGCTGTTCTTTTACCTGCTCCTAAAACCGAGTCTACTAGATTTACTAGAAGTTCATTTATCATAACGGCTAATGTAAAAAAATTTATTTACACATCAAAGTCTTTTGTGAAAAATTTTCCGAGGATGTTATCATTAAAAAATTCATCTGGTTTTTCTAGAACTTCATATACTATTTGGTATTTTAACTCATAATAAGTTAATAATTTTTTAGTAGGAACAAACTTTAAAATATTTTTTTCAAAATTTTCTTTAGATTCAGTTTTTAATAATTCTTTTAATTCTTTATTTGAACCCCAATAAGTTTTCCAATCAGATTCTTTAACTGCTATTTTATAAGCTGGTCTTCTACCTACTATTCCTTCATACTCAGCTAATTGTTTTTTAGTTAATTTAACTTTTCTGTTATGAAATAATACTTTTTTTCCTACATAAGATTTACCTGTTGGTTTATGAATTATTCTATAAATAAAACCAAATGTATTATTGGGAAAATCAGTAATTTCGTTTATTTGTTGATCTTTATATGTCCACATATAATATATATATTAACAAGGATATTCACCTACCCATCCTGTTGATGAATTCCACCCATAATTAGTAGTTCCAATAGTATCTGTATAAAAACCAGTTGTTGCTAAAGTAGTCAAAGCACTATCAGTATAAAGAGATTCATCATTTAAAAAAGCACTAGCTATAGTAGAAGAGGTAGCAGTATAAACTACTTGAGTTGTAGAATCACCCCCACATAATCTATCTGAACGAGTTGCATTATATTCTGCTGTTATTTCAATAAAACTAGGGGTGTTAGCAATTTGTCCTGCCCTAGCATATATTCCTAATTTCATATTGTTAAGGTTGTAAACTTCCTACTAATGCCCAAGTATTTGTTCCTCCTATACTACCCAAAAATTTAGCTGTTATAGCAGAACCCGTAGAATTTGCTTTTAATCCATTTTCAGAAATAACACTTTCACCCCCAGTTACTGTAAAATCAATTTGATTAGTTAAATCTAATACAAAGAAATCCCATTCTTCCCCTCCTAATAAACTTGCTCCTCCTGCATTTAAAGTAAAAGTAATAGTACCTGTGCTTGAATCCATAGGATATAAAAACCCCGGAGGTGTATTAGTTGTATCTTTATTATTAGTTATAGTAGTTCCTACTTCTTTATACCAAGCACTAGGGTTTAATTTATTAGCATAAGAAGCTGTAGTAGCAGTTAAAGCATTACCACTTAAAGCTCCTGAAAATGTTGTTGTTGTAAGTGTATTAGTTGAGGCATTATAAGATAAATTAGTATTATCTATAAAAGGTGATTGGGCTCCTACACTATTATTTCCTACTAATACAGGGTAAGCTGTTGTATCAGTAGAGGTAACAGGATCAATTGTAATTTTAGAGGCAGAATCAGATGTTAAGGCAAATGATGATGTTGGTACAGTCCCAAAAGAAAGAACACCGCTACCGTTTGTAATAAGTGATTGTCCGTTTGTTCCGTCTGTGGTTGGAAATGTGAATCCATCACCGTCTGGATTAACTGTAATAGCACCACTTGCACCTATTGTGACTACTGGAAAACTATTGTAGGCTATTTTTACATCATTGGCGCCAACAGAACCAAGCACCGAAGCAGTGGCACCACCTTCAATAAAAGTAGAAACACCGTCAGTCCTATCTAATACTAATAATGCGTTTGCACCAGTGTTTTCTATTTCTACTTGGTACGCAGGACTTGTTGTTCCAATGCCAATTCTGTTATTTGCTGCATCAACATAGAGTGTGTTTGTATCAACTGTTAGTCCTGTGAATGTTGGAGAACCTGTAAAACTTAAAGCTCCTGCACCATTTGTTTGCAATATTTGATTGGCACTGCCATCACTAGTTGGAAACTTATATGCGTTGTTGAATGTGATTGCGCCACCATCATTACCATCAATCTTAAATTGTGTTTTACTTGCGTCGGCTGGATCTGCTGAGGTGCCATCTGTGGTAACTGAAACTGTAAACTGTGTTCTATTAGCATCATTAGTATTATCAAAAGCAAAAGAACCCCCAACGATAAGTGCCGAACCATTCCAATATTCGTGATTACTTCTATATAAATAATCACCTGCTTGAATAGAAGAAGATAATGCTATTGTACCTCTATATCTTCTTGTTCTTAAATCTGGGGCATCAGCACTGTCATTGTACTGCTCCATGCGAATCTGTGCGGTTTGGGCACCTTCGCCTGTCATATGAAGTGTTACCTCAGGGTTAGATTGATTAATACCGACATAATTATTTACTGTATCTAATGATAAAATATTTGAAGATACTACTGAGTTTATACCATCGGCAACTATTAGTTCGTTTGTAGTAAAATTAGCACTTTTTGATATAAACCCATCTAACTGAGCACTACTTGATATTAAAGAAGGTTTATTTGCAATATTAGCATATTCAACATAAGAAGCTGTTGAAGCAAATGATGCACTATCTATAGTACCTTCTAATAAAGAAGCTGTAGCTGCATAGGAAGCACTTGTTGCATTAGTAGATGTAGTAGCTGTTGAAGCATTACCACTTAAAGATCCAACAAAGATGTCTGCTGTAAGAGTATTAGAACCCGGGTTATAGGTTAAAGTGCTACTGTCAACTTTTAGATTATTATAACCTGAGGTGTTATCCACAAAAGTAACATAGTAAGAATCTTCTACACCATCTTCATCAGTTATCGAAGATGAATTAGCATTAATTGCTAAAGAAGCTGTTTCAGAGGTAGAAGAGTTATCAGCATGTGAGGATGAAAGTGCACCATTGGCTGTTGAAGCATTTCCTGTTAAATTACCATTAAAGGTAGTAGCAGTTAAGGTATTGGTTGAAGCATTGTAAGATAAGTTAGCATTATCTATAAATGCTGCTTGACCTGTTGCTGTATTTGCTCCTACTAATACAGGATATGTAGTAGTATCAGTAGAAGTATTAGCAGTTATTTTTATATTATTAGCTAAAGAAGCTGTTTCAGCAAATGATGCACTATCTATAGTACCTTCTAATAAAGAAGCTGTAGCTGCATAGGAAGCACTTGTTGCATTAGTAGCTGTAGTAGCACTCCCACTTAAACTACCCGTAAAAGAAGTAGCTGTAACATTACCTGTTACTGATAAAGTAGAATTATCAAATGTAAGATTTGAGGATCCAACAAGTGTATCAGAATCATTAAATGTAGCAACTTGATATTGAACGGGTGTTCCTTGTTTATCAACTAAGTTTCCTGCCCATACTTTAGGATCAATTTCATCTGTTACTAATTGATTAGAAGAATTTTTTACTACTACTGAGTTGTCAGTACCTGTTCCAATTGTAGCTGTGATACCACCTGTTACAGTCAATGTTGTTCCATCAAATGTTAGGTTAGCTTCACCATTTAGGTTTGCACCAGTACCACCTGTAATAACTCTATTATCAGCGTTATTAGTAATAGTAGCTGTACCACTTGTACCTGATGAGCCTGATGAACCACTTGTTCCAGATGAACCAGATGTTCCTGAAGTTCCGTTAGCACCGCTTACGCCTGATGAACCAGATGTACCTGATGAACCTGAAGATCCACTTGTGCCACTTGATCCGCTTGTTCCAGATGAACCAGACGTACCTGAGTTACCACTTGTACCTGATGAACCAGATGAACCTGATGTTCCTGATGAACCTGAAGTACCAGATGAACCTGACGTACCAGATGAACCGCTTGTACCTGAAGTACCGCTTGAACCTGATGAACCGCTTGTACCTGAAGTACCGCTTGAACCTGATGAACCACTTGTTCCAGATGAACCAGATGTTCCTGAAGTTCCGTTAGCACCGCTTACGCCTGATGATCCACTTGTACCTGATGATCCGCTTGATCCACTTGTTCCAGATGAACCACTAGTTCCTGAAGAACCGCTAGTACCTGATGATCCAGAAGTACCGCTTGAACCTGATGAACCTGATGAACCTGATGATCCACTTGTGCCGCTTGAACCGCTAGTACCTGATGAACCTGAAGTGCCGCTTGATCCGCTTGTACCAGATGAACCTGAGCTACCTGAAGAACCTGATGAACCGCTTGTTCCTGATGATCCACTTGTTCCTGATGAACCTGATGTACCTGAAGTACCGTTTACACCGCTTACGCCTGATGAGCCTGAAGTTCCTGATGAACCAGATGAACCACTAGTTCCTGATGAACCTGAAGTACCGCTTGATCCGCTTGTACCAGATGAGCCTGATGAACCAGATGAACCACTTGAACCGCTAGTACCTGAAGATCCGCTAGTACCTGAAGATCCGCTAGTACCTGATGAACCACTGGTACCTGAAGTACCGCTTGAACCTGATGAACCAGATGAACCGCTTGAACCACTTGTACCTGAAGATCCGCTTGTACCGCTTGAACCGCTTGTACCAGATGAACCAGATGAACCTGAAGAACCTGATGATCCGCTAGTTCCTGACGAACCTGAAGTACCGCTTGATCCGCTTGTACCAGATGAGCCTGAGCTACCTGATGAACCTGATGAACCGCTTGTACCTGAAGAGCCGCTAGTACCTGATGAACCTGATGTTCCTGAAGTGCCGTTTACACCGCTTACGCCTGATGATCCACTTGTACCTGATGATCCTGATGAACCGCTAGTTCCTGATGAACCACTAGTACCAGATGAACCTGAACTACCAGATGAGCCTGATGAACCACTTGTTCCTGATGAACCGCTTGTGCCTGAAGAGCCGCTAGTTCCTGAAGTACCACTTGAACCTGATGAACCAGATGTGCCAGATGAACCTGAAGTACCAGATGAACCTGAAGTGCCTGATGAACCT